AGTATCCTCCTTTTCCATATCATTATCTTCGTCCTCTTTGAAATTATCCGTTTTGGAAACGCGTTTTTGACTATTTTGCCCAGTAAGCATTTCAATTGTAACAAACTTGTATAATAATGGTTCATCAATATCTTTTAATTCTATATCTCCATCTTCATCGACAACATTTGGTAATTGGTCAGACATAATTTCATAAACACCAATCTGTTTCGATACTTTGTCATTTTCAACTAAATAAATGGGATAATAGATAATATTATCATCAATAAATGCGTACTTGGCTTGTCCTAGAGCAATAATAATATCTTGTCCTAAAACCGCGATTTCATACATAGATGCGTCAAAACTGACGTCATCCGGATCTAATTTTTTCAATTCAGGATAGTTTATATTGGGATTTAATATAGAATTCACCATTATAGACTAATTATATATTACTATTTATATTTTTTATATTTGTTATCTACTAAAACGACTCTATATATATATCTATTCTAATGAAAAGAGATAAACTTTCCAAAATAAGTATCATTTTGGAGTTCATGTATATAATGCCAACATCTTTTTCGGTTATATACATTCAATGAATTTTCAGACTCATTCTCGAATTGAATAATTAATTCAATCAACTCTTCTTTTTTTAAGCGTCTCTTTGGTATTTCATAATAATTCGCAATATGATGTAGCATTTTCAGTGTATAATTTTCAAAATAATCAACATGTTGTGCTATTAAATTATCATCATCGTTTAGTTCATCATTCATATTGTTGTGAAAACCGTCGTCTTCATCATCTAAATCTAGTTCGGAAAAAAAACATTCATTCAGCATCATTTTATCAATTTCTATTTTGTTTGATTCATCACAAATAGGAGGTCCCAATTCTTTGGTTTCATACCGTATTTCATTATTATTATTCATTTATATATATACAATTAAACGTTTTTAATTCTTTTTTTGCGTAATCATTTACATAATTTGCTACTCTATGATTTACTTGAGTTTATCTAGAATATCCATATGTTTAAATTTGGATTTGGGTGATATACCCATAAACTTCTTGGTATCTATATTTTTTATTTGTAACAAATTATCCATTATTTGACTCCAGCCACTATATGATACAAGTGTTGAATATGGAATACTGGTAAGGAAAATATACAAATTTTCGGATAATTCATTCACTTCCATATATTTAGATTCATTTAACATGGTTTCTTCCTCCATAATCATATTCTGTATGCTTATAATTTTATCAAATACAAAATCTAATGTGATTACATTGTTCTTATATAAACTAGTAAGGAATAAACTCATTGCTCGTCTCTTTTCATTCACAATATTCATTTCGCAAAACTTGTTGTAATCGACTTCAGGTGATACAAATTCCATATCTTCAAACAATTTCATAAATTCATTAATATTATTATCAACAATATTCGTCATGAATTCATATTTAGTTTGTAATTCATTGGCCAGCCTAGCATAAACATTGCTATTGAATTTATTAGAAGTAGCCATAGTAAATATAGAGTGACCAATTTTATCAATATATATATCATCGCAATTTTCATTGTCCTTAATTTCGTCTAATATAGTTGTTAATTTTTCAATAATCTTGTCATATGTTTTATCTGTTAATTTATTAATCAACGCACGGATACCATCAATCTCTTTTTCGATACCTTCCTTTTTAACAAATTCTGTCTTTTGAAAACTTCGAAGTGATTGCCAATCGTCCGGTGTATTGACTTCTTCGTTACGTCTTTTCTTCTTTCTATATGAGTTTTTATCGTTATTGATAGTACTGTTTTTATTTGAAAAGGATGGAGTTTTTACATAGGTTGGAGCTCCTACTTGCTGTGTTAGTAAATTAATCAAGTCCGTTGTTTCTTGAGGCAATGTAAAAGTGCTATCGGACCATTTAATATTATCAAAATCTTGTATAGTATAAATTACTGTAGCCATTATGTAATATAAAAAGAATATGTTTATTATTTTATATCAATTTTATTATAAATAATAAATAACAATAAACGTCGATAATAATTATTTTATTATTATTTGCGTAATAAATAACAACTATGTAACATACTTAAATATTATGCTATAAATATAGTATTGATATTATGCTTACAGACGCAAATACAGAAGACATAACAGTTCCCATCGTAGAATCTATGGTAGAAACAACTACTGACTATGAACCTACAGAAACTCATAATTGGAATGAGATGAATTTAAAAGAAAATTTATTGCGTGGTATATATGGATATGGGTTTGAAAACCCCAGTCCAATTCAAAAAAAAGGGATAATGCCTATTTTAACAGGTAGAGATGTAATTGCACAAGCCCAGTCTGGAACTGGAAAGACTGGTGCATTTACTGTATCGACATTACAATGTGTCGATGAAACATTGAATGAAGTACAAGGATTAATTTTGGCTCCTACACGTGAGTTGGCGATTCAAATTCATGACGTTATTTCAAAAATAGGTACATTTATAGAAAATTTAAAATGTTCATTACTAATTGGTGGTCGTTCGATGGAACAAGATATGAAAGAACTAGAAAACAAGCCTCAGATTGTAATAGGCACACCTGGAAGGATACATGATTTGATTCGACGAAGAAAATTAAGCACAAAATTAATCAAACTATTAGTTATCGACGAAGCAGATGAAATGTTGTCGAGTGGATTTAAAGAGCAAGTTTATAATATTTTTCAGTTTTTAGGAAACAAAGTTCAAGTTACCTTGTTTAGTGCTACACTTCCAGCTGAAATTCAAACATTAACTGAAAAGTTTATGCGAGATCCAATTAAGATTTTGGTCAAAACAGAAAGTGTTACATTAGAGGGAATCAAACAATATTATATTGCACTAGACAGTGACACTCAAAAATATGAAACATTGAAAGATTTATTTGAATGTATATCAGTAAGTCAGTGTATTATATATTGCAACAGTATTAATAGAGTGAATGATTTATACGAGGCTTTATGTAAGGACAATTTTCCAGCATGTTGTATTCATAGTGGAATGGAAAAAACCGATAGAGATAAAGCGTACAAAGATTTTACGAACGGTGGGTCACGAGTACTAATTTCATCTAATTTAACAGCTCGTGGGCTTGACGTTCAACAAGTGAGTACCGTGATTAATTTTGATATTCCAAAAGATATTCATACATATATCCACAGAATTGGTAGATCAGGTAGATGGGGAAGAAAAGGAATGGGAATTAATTTCATTACTCAACGTGATATCCGTAAAATAAGAGAGATTGAGCAATATTACGAAACTCAAATAGAAGAAATGCCAGCATCTATATCTAATATAACAGCATAATAGAAGATGATATTTTTATGATTATGCTTGTATAAATTATAACTTATAATATACATGTTCGTATAGAATCGATTTATTAATTCGTCAAATATACTAATTAATGAATTCAAATTTTGAATTGCCGATATACTATTTAGAAAATAAGGAAAAACTAGATAGTAATATTATCAACGATTTAGAATTATTAGCTTTAAACGAAGATACAGACCAAAATGATATTGAAGGTAATAATGATACTAATAATGATACTAATAATGATACTAATAATGATACTAATAATGATACTAATAATGATATCAGTGAAGAGAAAGGAATCGACCAAGTAAGTCAAGACAATAGCAATAGAAAATGTTTAATGGAAACCGTTATACAACCGAAATCAAAGATTGGAAAAGAACAATTACATAAATTATGCGAATATTACACGAACAATAAGCTTTTTTTGAAACAAACACAAAAGATTATAGGTTCATGGAAAATAGACGACAATCAATTTTCAAAACAAAAACAATATGACGAGTTTTATGAATTATGGCAAAAAATAAAGGGTGATGAAAAATTCATAGACCGATATTACTACGTTGATGTCGATTTTTTCAAATTTTTAAACCATTCTTCGCCATTTCTTCAATTACTTAGTATATATAATTTAGTAAGTCCTATACTAAGTCTGATTTTGCCTGTTATTTTACTGTTAGTGCCTTTTTTTATGTTGAAATTCAGTGGAATACCAATCACTATGGAAAGCTATTACAAAGTGCTGATGAATATATTTTCAAAACACGCACTAGGAAATATCTTTACTATTATGGAGGATATTTCGTGGGAGAAACGAATATATGCAGTAGTATCTATCGTATTTTACGTGTTTTCCATTTATCAGAATTCCATTGTCTGTTATCGTTTCTATAAAAATTTCAAGTCGATTCACGAAGATTTGTTTTTAATGAGAGATTACTTAACGACGACTATTGAGAACATGAACAAATTAGAACTAGCGTGTATGAAACATAATACATATTTACCCTTTTTACAAAGCATATATCCTCACAAAGAGTATTGTACCAAATTAGTAAATGAACTGAACGTAATTACTGAATTCGACGTAACGAAATTACATACCAAATCGAGACAAATAGGATATATTATGAAATACTTTTATGAATTTCATATAAACAAGGACATTCAAAGTACAATTGAATTTAGTATAGGTATGAATTCATTTGTTGAACATATGAATGGATTAAATAAATTGAGTAGAGAGAAATTCATCCATAAATGTAGCTTTGGTAAAAAGACAAAAATGAAAAAGGCATATTATCCGTGTCTAATGTTTAACGAAACAGTAAAAAATGACATTGATTTAAGCAAGAATATGGCTATAACTGGACCGAATGCTTCCGGAAAAACGACTATATTAAAAACCGTATTATTTAATTTGATTTTCTCTCAAGGATTTGGATATGGATTTTACTCAAAGGCGACGATTAGTCCGTACAATCATATTCATTGTTATTTGAATATACCGGATACATCCGGTCGTGATAGTTTATTTCAAGCCGAAGCTAGACGATGCAAAGAAATATTGGAAAGTTTAGAAGATGGCAAAAAACATTTTTGTATATTCGATGAATTATTTTCCGGAACAAATCCAACTGAAGCTTGTGCTAGTTCTTACGGATTTGTCAAATATTTGATAGAACAGAAAAACATTGATTTTATACTGACAACTCATTTAATGGATTTGTGTAAAAAACTAGAACATGTAGTTAATAATAGTCATATGAACGTAGAAAAACAAGACGAATATGCATTCAAATATACATATCAAATAAATCGTGGTATTTCAAATGTAAGGGGTGGTTTAAAAGTATTATTTGATTTGAATTATCCTGAATATATTTTAACAGAATCAACCAAATTATTGAAAAATATGTAACAAAAATCAAATGTATAAAATACGTTTGCATATTATTTAATTAATCTTTATATTAAATAATAATGTATGAAGTTTTAACAAGTCCAATTACATTGCTTTGTTTAGGCGTTGTATTTTTATTAATATCTTTACTATTTTTTTATTTTAAGCGAAGTCTCTCTCTTTTAGAGAGAGCACAAATGGAACAAGCGCGAGTACTTCAATCATTTATTACCAATATGGAAATGACGCGCTTGCGCCAATATCAACCACTAGAACAACCTGCGCCATTATATAATGATGATCATGTAGGAGGACAATCCGATATTGTACATACTGAATCGAATGAACAATTAATCGATGTATCAGATGATGACAGCGATGATAGCGGTGACAGTGATGATGATAGTGATGATAATAGTGATGATGACAGTGATAGTGACAATGACGAGGAAACTGCCAATAATGAAAATGTATCTGCTGTATCGAGTAATAGATTGTCTATTTTAGAAATAGATGAATTGGGAAATAATGAAGATGAAATAAAAGTCATTCAAATACAAGAGAATAATTTAGAAGAAATCTCGGTGGAATTATTAAAAGTGGATGAATTACCTCCAATGGTTGAACAAAAATTCAACATGAATATCAATATCAGTGATAGTCGAAGCGATACTAGTATTGATAGTGATAGTGATACTGATAGCGATGATGAAAATGTTATTGAAACGAATGATATATTACAAAACGAACCAATCACTTCTATACATAAAATACCATCAGTACAAGACTTAATGACTAGTAGTGACTTAAAAATCGAACATATTTCGACAGATTTAAAAACATTAACTCTACAGAAATTAAGGCAAATCGCAGTAGAAAAAGAACTTATTCAGACAGGCAGTAAGCCTAATAAAAAGGAGTTAATTAAATTAATTGAAGACTCAACACAATAACTTTGTAAATACATTTTCTCTCTACGTATATATATATAATGAGTTGGGGAACATGTTATGCTGGCTCAAATAATATTCATTTTGATTTTCCACCTATCATGGCAGATGGAAGAAATTATGCAAAGTGGCAACCAGGTGCAGTGATAAACGAACAAATTAGAGAGGAGAATAACATCAAATCAAATTGGCAATACAGACAATATTTAACACAAAATGCAGATTCCGTTATAAAAGCCAATCAATTGGAAGCATGTGATGAATGCTGTTATTGTCCGGCTCTAAGAACAGGGGAACCAATTTCAAATACTCCATTCTTGTATAAATCGTGTATGGAGAAATCCCAACCATATGGGTATGAAAATAGTGATTTGAAAAATGTTTATCTCTCATCTTATCAGCTTCAAGCTAGAATGGTTGCTCCTGCTATTACACAAGAACAATTACTTCAGCAACATTATCCTAATCCCAATTAAAATAAAAAGATTCATGTATTTAACACTTTTAGTCAAGTAAGTAATTAAACAGTGTATTGTAGTATAATATATTACAATACATAAGTAAATGAAAATAGTAAGTATCGATGTAGGAATCAAAAATCTAGCGCTCTGTTTGTTTGAAGTTGAAAATAAAGAGAAATACGAAATACGTAATTGGGACGTAGTGAGTCTATGTAATGAAATCGTCGTAAAATGTTCGTGTGGAAAGTTGGCCAAATACTGTTATGGTGATATAGTTTGCTGTAAAAAACACTGCAAAGACATTGAATATCCAATTATTCCAAAAGAGTTGGAACTTCAAAAAATGAAAAAGATTAAAATCAACGATCTAAAACAAATCCTTACAAAACATAATATTGATTTTGATACAAAGAAAAGCAAGGTGCTTTTATTAGAATATTTACATGACCTATTGCCAAAAATGTTTATATTGCCTTTTTCAAATACGGTGAAAACAACTGACTTGAGTCTAATTGAGATTGGTATTAATTTGAAAAAAACATTGGACGAGCTATATGGAGACGTATATATAGACACTGTTATTATTGAAAATCAAATTAGTCCGATTGCGAATCGCATGAAAACGTTACAGGGAATGATAGCGCAATATTTTATCATGAAAAATACCACGGATATTCATTTCATATCTGCTGCTAATAAATTAAAAGAATACGTATCTAAAAAGACAACCTATTCAGAAAGAAAAAAGATGGGTATTGAGATATGCGAGGAGTTATTAATTAACAATGATCAATTCGGAAAACATTTAGACATGTTTCATACCCATAAGAAAAAAGACGATTTGGCTGATTGTTTTTTACAAGGGATTTGGTATTTACGAGATATGATAATATATAATTAATGTGTTTGATTTAAAATTAAAAGTTCTAGTTAAATCATAATGGCTGAACCTGAAATTATTGATATTAGTAATTTTGATACTGGAAATACAATAAATATAAATAATTCAGTAGATAGTAATTTACATGATATAGGTGGTCCAAAAATGTCTAACTTTGGTTCAGGAATTGAATTATTAATGAACGATAAAAAGAAAAATTCCATTGGTAGAGGAGGTGGTGGATTATCTAGCGATATTGATGTGAATGATTTAAATAATTTAGAAGATGAATTGAATGATTTATCCGAGCCAAAGAAAAGTATCAAATCTGCTAGGTCAAATATGTTTTCTACTTCATTCAAGTTAAACGACGAGACATTAGCAGAGGATAGTATGAATAATGATGATACACACATTCCGGTAGATACATTAAATTTGGGTGCTTCTACAAAAGAGCAATCTAATGAAGAAAAACAGACTTGGGATGGTTATGGAAAATTCAACGATATACCAATTAATCCTGATATTACAAAATCACAAGCAGAGCCTAGAATGAGTAAAGAAGAAGCCTTGAAAGAAAAATTTAACTATCTTCAAAAGTTAGAAGATTTAGAGAGAAAGGGTGTAAAACTAACAAAAAAATATGATATGGAATCGAATTTGCTTGAGATGAAAGGTGAATATGAATCAGTTGTTTCGGAGAAAGAAAGAAAAAATGCTGTAAAATTTCAAGGAAAGATGATGATGGCATGTATTACTGGTCTAGAATTTTTGAATAACAAATTTGATCCATTTGATGTGAAGTTGGACGGATGGTCAGAACAAATCAATGAGAATGTCGACGATTATGATGATATTTTTGCTGAATTACACGAGAAGTACAAGTCAAAGGCTACTATGGCGCCTGAATTGAAGCTTTTGTTCCAATTGGGTGGAAGTGCTTTGATGGTTCATATGACAAATAGCATGTTTAAATCATCCATGCCTGGTATGGATGATATTATGCGACAAAACCCTGATCTAATGCAACAATTTACAAGTGCTGCCGTTAATTCAATGGGACAAACGAGTCCTGGACTAGGTGGGTTTATGGGGTCTATGATGGAAGGGCAACAATCACGCCAACAAGGACAGCAAGGACAGCAACAGCAAGGACAGCAACAGCAACAGCAACAGCAACAGCAACAGCAACAGCAACAGCAACAGCAACAGCAACAGCAACAGCAGCAACCACGATACAATCCTAATCAACAATTTATGCCTCAATCAAATGGAGCTCCACCAGCACCACTTGCTACTCAAGGACCAACTTCGGTTCCTCCCCCAGT